TCCATCCATACTACCCAATCTTTATTATTTTCGCATGCATCAAACACTGCATATACTTTGTTAGCAAAACGTATTGCGTCCCATTTAAATTTTTTATGCCAGTCTCTAGGACGTCTTGCTTTTATATTATCTGGTGGAATACCATTTGCTTTGTCTACATCACCCCAACGTGCTTTGAATCTATTAAGTTTTGGTAATGCTTGTTTTGCATCTAAAATTAAAATATTTTCTTCATTAGGATTATTAGGTTTACAATCTTCTGCATACACAATTAACTTAATTCTAGGATCCACTCTTTCTGCAAAACTATCAATCATACGCTGTCCGTATTTTTCTAATCCTGGTTGATGAAATGTTGTTAGTACTGTTATTTGTTTCATTTGTGAACCCAATTCTTCATATGTCGCCAACACTCTCCTGAGCGTAGTTCGTCTAATCTCCAATGCATCATTGCTAGTCTACGTAGCCATGTTTCTCTATCAAAATCGTAACTTGGATTTTCGATGTCTTTTATATTCCTATTTGCAACTTCTGCCGATTGACTTCTTAAAGGGTCTAGTACAAAGATAGGCACACCTTCAATAGCGGCTACTACTGCCGGACTACTATTATAACTTATTACTGCGTAAGCATCATGTAAATCTTTTAATAGTGTACTAGTAGGAGAACTTATCTCTACTTTATGACCAATAGCACGTAGTTGTTGTACATGCTTTTGCAATTTTTTATCACCAGGATGAAACCTAACAAGTATTTTTCTATCAGTCCACCTTCTTAAATCTTGTAGTAAAACATGTAACCAATTAATTACTGCTAGACCATCCATACTCCAACCCATATCACGCTGGCATGTAATTAAAATATAATCACCATATTTTTTGTAAGGTTTTATTGTAAGTCCTAAGTCATCTCTTAAGTTTGCCCAACGCTGTGGATAAATTTTGCTATCACAATATTCTCCTGTGTTAGGAAAAATACCATCATAACTATAACGCAAATATGTTTTTGTGTTGCCTGGATCATATGCTAAAAATAAATTACTATCAGCAATAATTGTTCGTTTACCAATACTTGCTTGTCCATCTAATACATCACGTCTTAAATTTAAATGTGGTACGTGTTTACTTTGAGGATGTACAAAGCCTTGTAACACAGCAACATCAGATGGTTCATATGTGTTAGAAGTTACAATTCTTCCTTTGTCGCCTGACTTAGTTACTCCTTCTACAAAATATTCTAGTAGTTTAGGCTTTTCAGGATTTTTATTTCCTGGAGGGATTGCATTCATGTAAGCATAAACTTTTAATGGTGTATCAGTCATATAACTTCATCTCCTCTATCATTCTCAATGCAACTCCTCTATTAATTTCATCTAAACTATATTGACAATACGATAGATAATGAAGTAAGTTTAAAAATTCTGCTTCGGCTGGATATTTTGGTTTTTCTATATCTGATAGGTCGCGATTAGCAACGCTATCAACACAACTAGGCGCCATTGTAAATGCAGGAATACCATAATGCATTGCTTCAAGTGCGGCCATACTTTGATATGTAACTACAGCATAGATTCTATCTCTTGCACATTGCGCCGCTACTGTATTTTCTCTAATTCTATCTGGACGTAATCCTTTTTCTCTAATTACAATTGGTCTGTCTGTATGTTTTTTAAGTTCTGCTATTGTTTCTTTTACCCAAGTATCTTTATCTAAATTATAAAATTGACAAGGCTTTTCACTAGGTGTAACTAGTAAGATTGGACCGCCTTGTAATGGTTTACGCCCATAATAATTCATATAAGGAGCAAATTGACACAACTCTAAAAAACGATCATTGGGCATATTTGGTTTTATTTTTGTATGTTGAATATTATTTTTAACAACTCTATAAAAGTGTTTCTTCTTCATTAAGTTGCCCATATATCCGTTATCAATATAATAAAAAGGTCTACCTGTGTCCCAACATTTCCAAATTTCTTTACGCTTAGTCATGCTACGAAATGCTACTGGAATTTCATTAGGCCAAGGACTCTCATTTATTTTGCTTGATATTTCTTTTCTATCAATCACAAGAGCATTTGTACCATGTTGCCAATGCTTCATTATTTCATCATCGCCGTTCAACATCAACATACTTGGTGTTTGTGTGTCGTCAGGTTTTTTGATATACCTCTCCATATATTATACCTCGTCTTCCATCATATTAAATAGTTCTGTTTTCCATTCGGCATGAAATTCGCAATCTCTGCAATTTTCAAACCATGGGCCTCCTTCTGTATAATGAATAAGTTTTGGTTTTTCAATATCGTCATAGACTCCTACAAGATAATTCCATGTATGATCTATACTACCAATTTCTTCATCTTTTAACCAACTGAATCTGTGCATGTATGCACCATTAAGTTTTTCATCGTTTACAAAGTCTTGTGTCACTACTTTATTACTAGGATGTCCGCAGTTCCATAATACCATTGAACTCCAATTCTTGCGTGGGTAGATAGTTTGCTTTTGGCCATCCATTTTTGTAGTTTCAGTAACTTTGTAATCATGTTGCACACACATTACAGCATACTTGTCGTCTGCTTGATCAAATAGTTCTTTTATATCAGTTGTCAGTATCATATCGCTATCCATAAACACTGCCCAACCTTTAAAATTTGTTAGTTCAGGAATAAGGAAACGTGTAAATGTAAATTCTGTTGATGCTAATTTATCAATAGGTCTTTTATACCAACCTGCATCTCTTAATTCTTGTTGTTTTAATGGACGTACATCTACGTCTTTGCTTCGTGCAAGGATACTATGTTTGCACACTTGGTATGCAATATCTTCTCTAGTATCATATCCTACAAATACTTTCATAACTACCTTCTTTCTATATCTTCTTCTACACAGTTTTTACCGTACTGTATCTCAACTAATTTAAGATCTGTATCGTGTTCGTTAGCTAGTTGGTGCCATGTTCCGACTGGTATATGTAAAGACTGATGTTGTGTATATACACCTAAAGTATCTATGTCAGTACTAGAGTCTAGTGTGTATACTGTAGCTGTACCTTCTGCTACAAACCAATGTTCTGAACGTTCTTTATGTTTTTGCATTGATAGTTTATTGCCTGGTGGCACGGTTAATTCTTTTACTTTAGTATGATTGTCGTATTCATGTATCACTCTATAATACCCCCAACTACGCTTTGTCTTAGGACTTTTATATTCTTCTAAAATCCAACTACTACTATTTTTCTTATCTTCTCCTCCAACACCAAATACAAAATCACAGTAAGGTAAATCACCATATGTACTCATCTCTGGTATGTTAGCATCTGTTCTATCTCCGCCGTTGGCGAAAATAACTTTTGTACCACTGCCATGTGTTGCCAGTGTTTTGTATATTGCTCCGCATGCTGTATTGTCTGCATCATCGAAACTAATAACGTCATCTACTACAGAAAGGCCTTTAATAATTTCAATCCTCTCGTCAAATGGCATAAAAAATTTGCCTTTTTTACGTATTAACCATTCGTCACTGTTTACGCCAACAATTAATTTATTACCTAATTGTTTTGCGGCTTTGAAATAAGCCAGGTGTCCTGAGTGTATAGGATCAAAACCTCCTGTAACTAATACTACGTCCATACTGATATTTATGTACGCAGTTATTTGCTTGTTGTTGATTTGATACCTTGAACTTTTGTAAAGTAAGGTTTATATGCACGTAACCAAGGACATAATTGTTTACACATGATAGCATCGTTAGGCCACCATCCAATTACATCTTGTAATTCGCATATTTCTTTTGCGGCTTCTGGTTTGATAATATAAGCACTGTGTCCTGGCAAGCCTTGTGGTATACTTTCATCTGCTACCCAGGGTACTTCTTGTTCTCCTGAATTATCTAATTTATTATATAATTTCCAATTGAATGTAGCATGATCAGGATTGTTAATACTAATTGCTCCGCCTTCAAAGTTAAAAGGTTTGAATTGTCTAGTAAAAATTGCATCATGCTCTAGAACCATTATAGGTTCATTGTGCTGTATTGCTTTCTGCCATAGTCTATAATGACTACCTGCGGCCGCAATACGTTTTGTCATGTCATATGTTTTATAGGCTTTAAGTGTCATGCCTGTGTTGGGGCACTTTTTCTTTTTACTATAAGGCCATTTCCAATTTACTTCCCACATATTATTAGGAGTAATAGCGTCAAACTTTTGTACGTCTAGCCAACTTTTTGTATCTATTATACTTTGAATACAACGATCAGCATGTAACTGACTATCTTCGTGTCCTGGAATTGCAATTATAAATGCTTTCATTTCTTCAACACATATACTCTACAAGGCACTCTACCTTTTAGTCCTGTTGATTCAAATGTTGATTCTAACTGTAAGTTTGTGTTCTTAAAAAGTTGGCGCAGTTCATCATCGTAAATTTCTACAGGATCCCAGGGTCTTGCATTATTGTCATCAGGACCATAACCATGTTCTAGATATAATTTTCCTGTTGCTGACATTTGATCTGACCATACTTTAATAGTTCTGACAGGATCAAAACAATGATCAAAAGCGTTTGAATATACAATGTCAAAATATCCTATCCAATCTTCACGTACATTATTAAAGTCGTGTTGTACAGTCATTGGAAATTTAGATGCTGTATGAGAAACTTCTGTACCTATAATTTCTGCATCTGGAAAACTTTCTTTAAAATAAAATTGTTCAGCCGCATTACGTGTGCCATGACAAAGAATTTTTGTTGCTTGGTTTTTATCTTCGCAAATCTTTCTAATAGTCTTTTTCTCAACGTAAATATTTTTTAGTTTTTTTACGTTAGCCTCAATTTGATTTTCAAGATATTCTTCGTAATTTTTATATTCATATACTTTCATTACTACTCCTACTTGTACTTATTTCATCTTTTGTGCGAATCCATGCATACTGGTATGTATGTCATTAGTCCATTCACTCATAACTTGGTACCAACCCCATTCATTAGGGTATAGTTTATGTTCTTTTACTAGTTGTCTTACTAATGCTCGATTAAAATGTTTACGATGATGTATTAGAATATCACATGGTAAAAAACCAAACCAATCATCATGAGGATTTGTTTTATCTACTTCTTCAACGATTCCAGATCCAAACGTTGGTCCTCTGTTTGGTCTTGTCATAAATCCAACAGGGCCTTTTTCATGTGCTTTGCGTAGCCAATTATGTAAATCAACTTGTCCGTCTATTTCTGTATTCCAGTCTACTCTAATTATTAAATCATGATGAATTGGTATTTTAGTTACTAAATCAGCGTGTGCTATTATAGGAGCAATGCCAAAATAAAAGTCGTCAAATAATTCTTTAGACTTTACGTATTGTGCATACTTGGCATGCTTGCTATGTGGAGATACTTCCATTGGATGGTAATGCCATTTAGGATAGTGCATTGTAAATAATCGTTCGTGATATTCTTGTGGAATAAGATTTGTCCTATTAGACCATGTATGATAATAAAAATTACAACCGGGAATTTTTTGTCGTAACTGATCTACAATAATACTATTCTTATTATTAACACCACTTACACAAATTGCTATATTCATTTGAAAAACCATTCCTTAATATTATTAGCAAAAAGCATATGACTCTTAGGTCCTGGGTGCGGTATTGGATTGGCTGTATCTAATCCGTAATCAATACGAAAATCTTTCTGCCAATTATATATTTTTAGATTCAATCCGCTTACATTAAAGTTATTAAAATACTCTTGATCTTCTGTTACCTCATGATCGACTACTAAATGAAAACTTTTTATTCCTTTACTTTTTAAGAAAGCATGTGCAAAATTCATACGTATCATTTGATCAAACTTTGCATCAAAATCTTCATAGAATGTCTTATAGTATGTGTCTACTTTTTTTGTAAATGTTTCTCGATCTTCTTCGAGTCTTTTCCAAAACGATAGAGGCATCCACTTTGCGCCGTCTGCCATGTGAGGCATCATGTGTACTTTTTGTTCCATGTTTTTAAATATTGTTTGTCTACTAAAATTAGACCAAAGTATAACTACTACTGTTTTTGGATTATAATAAGGATATTCTATAAGTCTTTTAACAATAATTTTATTACTAGCACCTGGTCTTGCTCTATTGTTTAAAGATTTAAAACCTACACTTCTTTTCAATATACTAGGCCATGCAACGTTACTAGGCTTAGGACCAGGTCCGCCGTCATCTGCTACACAATCAGGTAAACCTTGACCATAGGTATGACTACATCCAAATGTTACTAAATCGTAGCTGTTCCAGCCCATATGTTTTTCCTTGCACTTGTATCGAAATCAAAATCCCAATATTCTATATCCTCTTTGTACCAATCTGCAATATCTTGTATAGTTCTTGGATTATATAATTCTTTGTAGTCAGCTTTAATACTTGTAACATTTCTTGCACGTGGCATATTATCTATACCTAAATATTTTGGTGCTTCTTCATTTAAATGTTCTAGTCTTAGTATATCACACACAACTTCGTTATTATGATTTTTTACATGATGCTTTTGTGGCCACCAACCTCTAATTGCTCTATACCAAGTTAATGATTTAGAACCCCATTTGTGTCTTTCTTCTATAAAATGCTGAAGTGATTGTGTGTTAGCATATGACTCTTGAACATGTCCTCTTTCAATTGCCTGTTTAGCAAAAAGATATCTACTAACAACTTTGCTCCAAGGATTACGCACAATAGCAAACGCTTGATGCTGTGAGGTTATATCAGGATTAACATCTATCCATCTAGCATGTTCTATACCTTTAGTGTCCCTCTCACCATAAGACTGCATTGTTGATTTAAATCCTTTGTAATCAGAAATCCAATTTTTATGTACAGGTATTATTTTATCTTTAAAGATTTCACTATCACGGATTGTCATGCCGCCGTTTTTTGGTATATGAATAAAAAGTTTCATTGTGTTGCTCCTAGTATTCAGCAACTGCATAAAAAGAATGATTTAAATCAAATCCTTCAGTAACAAATACATTTGTAAAATTTTTTGCTGTAAAATAATCTCTTATATGTTTAGGTTCTAATATGTGAATATGTTTTCTATTGTTCCAAGGCTTCCAATATATTTGATTAGGATGAGGCAAGTATAAAAATATAATTCCGCCTTTGTGTAATCTTGTTGTCCAGTGATCTAATGCACCAACCCAGTCATTTAAATGTTCTAAACAATGTGATGAAAAAATATAATCAACTTTTTTATTAGGTAAATTAAAAGCATCAAACTCATCGTTGAAAACAAGATCAATCATCTGTGCTCCAGGATACGCCCATTCTTTTCTATTGCAACCTATGTCGAATCCTTCACCTGTTAACACTTGTTTAGCGAACGGAAATGCATACTGAGCGGCAAATCCTTTACTTTGTAGTTCTGGATATACTACTCCATTATATTCAATTGTATTCATTAATATTTGCTCCGTTGTCCCTAAACATCTTAAGATGATGTTCCCATTGACTTTCTTTTCTATTAGTATATATGTATATATTTTTAGGCTTAAAATATATCTGAGCTAAGTGCATATACCCACTATCAACGCCTAAATGTGCATGGGCTTTACTCATAGCATAACCCACATAAGGAGCAGTTTTTAACAAAGGATCGTTTGCTTGTCCACCTACAACTAAAATATCATATCCTTTTTTACTCCAATTTTCTTTTAGTTGTTGTAGTTGTTCTGGCTTGAGTTTACGTTTCTTACTAGTAGGATCAAATTGTGCAGTAACAAATTTTTCAGGTAAATTTATATTTTGTTCTTTAGCACTTAAACAAGGATAGGTTTTCATATACTTGTCAACAAAAAAACTTGGTTGTAATACATTTTGTATTTTGCCTGGATATTTTTCATAGTAGTGTAATAGTGCATCTGGAAAATTACGTTGTACATGTTCTAAAAATAATTTATCATTTTCAATATTAAAGTCATGCACTTTTAAATTTACAGATCCTTCCGGAAATAATTCAATTACTTGTTTCCAAGTTTGTGGCTTGTCTCGATTATATTGATGAGGTGCAATATGTAATGTTGCAGAGTCATTATGATGTAGTCCGTAATTATATGCAATCAAACAAGAATGCACTATATCGCCAAACCCCGGACAACCATAAGGGAAGTTTTTCAGTCTTGTACTCATATATCTCATTACTACATGTTTCAATTTATCACCTTCATTAAATCTGCAACGTTCTCGCCTTTTTGTGGTAATAAGTCTTTTAAGAAAAAATGTATGAAATATGCTTTTGGTATTTGTGAATCGTCAATACCTTTGTATAGGCCATTCCATCGCCAGTCCATATTCAGTGTAGGAATCTTTTCTTTCTTTACCCAATAGTTTAGAAGCATTTGATCAGTTGACCATTTGCGATATCCTATACCATCTACAAAGTCTTTAAATTCTGGCCTTCGTATAAACTGTTCTGCTGTTTGTCCTTTTAAGTAAGGCAAAAACTTTTGGCAATTAATAACCATCATTCCCATATTATAAAATTCAGCACCTAGTGCATTCCATTTCCAATCTACATCTGTAAGATTTTCAAATGCTGACTTTGAATATTTTTTAATTTTACTTTTGTATTTTTTTGCACAAGGTAGTTCACGTTCTGCAACAGCACCAAATGCATACTCTTTAGTAAGATCCCAAAAGATATTTGGAGCATCTGGTCTAATATAAATGTCGCTATCTATTATTGCAACTTGTTCATAATCATGTAAATGTGTAAAAGCATTTTCTTTTTCGTATATAGGCATATAACCAAGACGTTCAACTGCTTCTTTGCTACGTCCTGTTACTGCCATATCTGGTCTAATTTTAAGTATAGGCTCACGTTGTACAATATGTTTCATATTGTATTTGTTACAATAGTTTGCAACACTTTGTATACAATGTTCATATAGTTTGCTTTGTGAACCGACTGCTACTTGATAAATCATCCTCTTCATGATAAATCCTTTGTAAAACTTACGTTTGTTTGAAATGTAACTTTATTGTACTTATCGAAACGCATATCCACGATGCCATCACACAGCATCCAGTCTGCAGGCATTGCTCCGTTAGCATGTACCCATCTTAATATCTTTTTTGCTCCATGCGGTGTAATACGATAAGCTCTAGCGCCTTCATACCAATTACCTGGCGGTATAGGTTTTGCTTTTTTAAATCCTTCGAACTTATATACATCACATTCTTCATATTCGCCCATTGGCTTTTTAAAAACAACATCATGTTCAAATATACATATTGGTTCATTTGATGTGTGGCATTTTTGCCACAGTAAGTACTGACTCAAAAAACATCCTTGTGTACCCGGACGAGCAAGCAATCGTTCTGCCTTTTTATGTTTATATACTTTTAAATTGTAATCAGATAGTCCTTGTTCCATGCCATTGACACCTTCAAAAAGTTCTAGGTCCCAATTACGCATAGTGCCTGTTTCCAAAGCACGGTTGGCCATACTTACACTATCTGGATAACTAGGTAGGTAGATTATATAGCCTTTCATTTTTTTAACTCTATTTTTATTTCTTCCATTACTTTTTCATACCAGTGTTGCGGCAACCATTTTAGTTGTGCTTGTTTAAATTTTAGCCCTTCTTTTTTATTTCCTTTTCCTGTACTAAAAACATTATTCTTTTTAATACCCCAACTATTCCAGTTGTATCCTATATGGTTATAATTATTTCCCATATCTTTCCATTCAGACATTACTTGTCTTAACACTACTTGGTCAACGAACCAATAACATCCTTTTTCAAATGCTGTAATCATTCTTCTAGCAAATAGGTTACGCCATTCAATACCTTTTGTATCTATGCCTGGACTTAATGCACTAGCAATAAAAATATGTTGTTCTTTTGGCTTTGGCATAACCCCAACAGCATTTGTTACTTCTTCAAACTCGTGACCATGAAAGCCGTTGCGTAAAATACTGTCGCAGTCAATTTGCAATATTCTTTGATGCGGGTATGTAAATATTTCTGCCATTCTAATAAAACGAACACTAGCCAAATATGTACGTCTAGCAATATAATCCAAATCACTTGTGTTAAAGATTTGCATTCCTTCGCCCATCATACTTTTATTTTTTGGCAGGTCTTTATAAAATTGTTCGTTAGTATCTTCCCAAGTGTATGTAAATTTGTATTTTCCCATTAGATCTTTTAATACGTTATGATCAATATTCCCTTCGTTAATAATATGTACATGAACATGTATCCAACCTACTGTCCTATTAATACTTTGCTGTAGTGCAAATCCATGGCGGTCAAAATAATCATAATCACAACTAAAATAAATTACATTAGGTTGTTCTCTAGGACACATATGCCCTTTTAATTCAGGAAGTTTAAACATCTATTGCTATCCCTGGTCTATGTCCGATAATGGCATTTTTCTCACCTCTACCGATCTTTCTAATCATTCTATAACCAAGTGGAGCAAGTATTTGTCGTATACTATCAGCATGTAATCCATAACGCTGAGGATGATCTTTGCACTCATATAATATAATAGGATGACATCTTTTGATAGTCTCGTATCCGCCTTGTGCTACAAAAGGTTCATACCCTTCGGCATCTATTTTTATAAAATCTATATTTTCTAAATTATAAAAGTCTAAAGGCATAACAGGTACATCACCTTCTCTTTGACTTGGATCTATGTGTGTGCTAAAACTTTTATTAGTTGTCTTAATTGAAACAGACTCTTCTCTAGCACCTAATCCAACAGGATACGTAGTTACATTGCCTACTGCTCTCTGTTCTAAATTGTAATTCATACATTCATAAATCTTAGGATTTATTTCAAATGCATGTACATGCTCAAAACTTCTACTCATTTGAAATGCAGTAATACCAACATGGGCACCAACGTCAATTGCTACTCTCCATTTTGCACAATAGCTCATTGCAGTTACAAGTTCAATATTTTGATAATTGTTAATATCGCCGTTGCCTTGCTTCTTTGCACTTTTTAGGCATATATCATTTTGTGTTGTACGCCATCCATCTATTTCATTATACATCTTGTTCTACCTGATACTTAAATGTTGTTTTCCATGCAGTTCCATCTTCATATTCTTTACGACTAAACTGACTGTGTGCAATATGTTCTAGCATAGGTTTTCTGTCAAATCCAAATTGGCCTTGCCAGTGTTGTACTGCACTCTGGCCTAATACTTCAATTGGCTTGCCTAAACATAATGCTTCAACAACTGCCATACTATGATATGTTATTACTTTTTTTGCTTTCAACATCATAGGTAAAATTTCTTGAAAGCGTTGTCTACGCTTGCCTTCCTTTTCTCTTATTATTAATTTTTCTGGTAGACTATCATAATGTCGTACTGTATTTGTACGCCATGTACTATAATCTTCTCCTAAGTATTTAAATATATTACTGTTGTTAGGCATTACTAAAAGGTTGTAATCACCTTCTTCATTCCACTCTTTCCATAAGTCGTCATCCATTTCTAAATGTTCTATTCTGCTTTTATTTACAGGAGGACGTACTTTAGTATTTTGTAATGAATTATAACTGATACGATAATATAATGGCGTTTTGTGTCTATGGTTTCCTATATATCCGTTATCTAAGTGAAAAAAGTTTATGCGTCTATCTTTTGAAATAGTATCAAACACCCAATCATCAAATGGATGACTAAATGCTAGATATCTATCTAATTCAAATTCTTCTGGACGTTCTATTGTTTTTACATCACAGTGTTTATAAAGATAGGAAAATAGTTGACCACGTAATTCTTTAGAACGTTTTGGAATTTGAAACTTATACTGATGCATCTTCCATACCCGCAACTCTCAGTTTGACAACATTTGTTATCTGCCACTGTTTTTGATCAAGACCTTTTAATAAGCCTAACCATTTGTTACGAAGTAATGCAAACTCATTAATAATCTTTTCATAGTCAACTACGTCTGCTTCACCGTCTACATACTTTTCTACGTCACGACTTGACAAAGCTCGTTGATAATTTTCAAGATATTTTTTGAAAAATGAACTACGCAATCTGCGTAGCTCAATATTTAGGTAATTAAGGATTGCTTCAATTTCTTGTAATTGATTAAATCTATGTTCAACAATGCCGGGCATTTCTGCCGCGGCACGTTCAACGTTGCCTTTTAGTTTAACTTCACTTCGGGCATCAATAAGTTCATCTTCGAAAAACTTAATTGCATTGGGGATCTTATTGATATCTCTAGCTACTTCAGAGTAATATCCCATTTAATCTTCCCAATCATCTTCATCATCATCTACATCTGTTTCAAGATCTAAATAATAATTAATAGCATTGTCTAATACATCACAACTGCCTAGTGCATCTCTAAAACATTGATCGTCTGCACCGTAATCGGCACAAGTATCAACATAAGTTTCTGCAACAGTTTCGATAGTTTTTTTATCTATACTATCTTTAAATGTGTTCCACATGTCAACTACAAGACTACTATCCATATTTTACTCCTCGGTTAATTCCAATTCAGGTGCCTCTTCTACCGGCTCTTCATCTTGGGTATTTACCATAGGTGCAAGTTTCTCGTTGTATTCTGACATAATCATATTCATCTTGTCAGGATCCATCCATGCCTTACGATAATCAAGATGTTCTTCACCTTTAAGATCGATATACTTGAGTCTGTTACCTTGTTTTTCTAACAAGCCTTTTTTCTCAAATAATTCAATAAGACCACTGTAAGGATTCATACCTGTGTCATATGGAATTTTGACTTGTACGCCTTCAAACGGTTTAGCATATCTAGTCTTCATTACCTTACAGCCAGCTCTAATACCACGTACTTCTGATATCTTATTACCAGCTTCGTCTTCTTTTAGTTTCATCTTTTTCATTGCAACAACAATACTTGATGCGTAGATAAAACCTTGACCACCACTAATTTTGTCATCTGGATCAAACATATCCTGTGATGCATAAGTGTGGTTAGTACATACTAGTCCTACGTTGTAACTACCAATCATGTTAACTGTGTTACGAACTAGTGCTGTCAACTGCTTAGGCTTACGACCCATGTCACCTTTCATGTCGCCTTTTTGGAACTGATCCATATCAGTTGGTGTAAGCAACATACCTAATGAGTCAACTACAAACAATACTTTAGGACGATCTTCTTCGTTCATTGCTTTGTAGTCTGCCATAAATGTTGAAATAGTTTTCGCTACATCATCGATCATTGACATATTAAGTTTAAGGAGTTTATCTTCTCCAGTGTCAACATCTAATGCTTGTAGCCATGTTTCATCAAGTGCATTCTCTGAGTCAATTAATACTACAAAGATACCTTGATCTTGTGCGTGTTTTACAATATTACCTGCACAGAAATAACTTTTTCCTGCACCTGATTCGCCTGCAAACACTGTTACTTTACCAAGCGGAACACCTTTGTGAAAGTCTCCACTTACTAGATAGTTTAGTGCATATGAGCCTGTGCTGATCCAATCTGTAGGATCGTTAAAGCCACTACTCATACCTGTTATACTCTTTGTTAGGTCCTTACGGAACTTACTAACGTCAAATGATTTAGCCATAGTTTCTCCTTGTTAAAAGCTAGTAGGGGAAATTAATCCCCTACACATACCTGTTTATTTTATGATTGACGTGCTCTAATCATTGATAAAATGTCTTCAGCTTTACCTGACGGTGCAGGTGTCTCTGTAGCCGGAGCCGCAGGAGCCTCTTCTGCTACTGGAGCAGGTGCCGCTTCTGGTGCCGGTGTTGGAGTTGCTGGAGCCGCTGGTGGAGCCGCTGGAGCAGGTGTTCCTGCTTTAGCCTGTGGATCACCTGTTCTTGCCGCCATTCCCGCTGGACGGAAATATTGACCAAAACGATCCATGTCATACGCTTCACCATCTACTGATGCTTCAAACATTTCTTTCATGACTTTTACTTCAACTTCTGAAGGTTGTTTCGGAAGGAAGTCGCTCATGTTAAACAAGCCATTTGTTTCAATAGCCTTCATTTCAACATCTGTCAATGGACGCTCTCTACGTGCCCAATTAGAAGTTGAATAATCTGCATATCCACCCTTGCTTGTTTTATTAAGACGGAAGTCTACACCAGCAGTATAATCTGTTGGTAATTCTTCCATATCCGGATCCATGAGAGCCGCTTTAATAATTTGGAAAATCTGTGGTCCAATAATAAATCTACGAATTGGATTTTCTGGTGTTGAATCTTCATTCAACGCATTTTCCGTTACAAAACCTTGGAATACATACGAACGTTTCTTCCAATATTTTCTACCCATGTCTTCTAAACTTGGATCTTTAAACCATGCACGTACTTCATTTAAGATGTCGCATGTTTGTCCGTACATTTCCATACATGGAACTTGTACTTGTACAGGACGTGAATCAGTTTCACCTTTAATTCCTGCAAATGGAAGTTTGATCATCAAACGTTCTTTCCAAAAGAAAGTGTTTGTTTCGTCTCCATCTGGAAGGAATCTTAGAGTTGAACTCTGTCCTTCTTGCATGTTCCAAAATGGGAAAATTGCGTTGTCACCGCCTGACGAACGATTGCCGCCAGTGTTTGCTTCTTGTTCTTTCAGTTTAGCTCTGATTTCTGCTAGTGTTGCCATAATATAAGCCTCCTATGTTTTTTGCCTTATAGCTGTTTTGTATTGCCTACGAAGTGCATTACTTTATACATAATACACTCTATTACTTATAAAGTCAACCTTTTTTTTGACTTTATTCTGAAATTTGGTTATCTTAGTCCTGCTAGGGATTGGATACGTGCCATTTCAGCATCTTTCAAGCGTAATAAGTCTGCCATTACTGCTTGAGCTTCATCAACCATCTCAGTGCCGTACTGTTTTTGTACTGCTGTTAAGACCGCTGTTTCACCTTTAGGGAACGCATTGCTAGTATAATCGTACATACCTTTAATGAATTCATCTAATGGAATTTCGTTCTTTTTCTTCAATTCGTCGCCGTTTCCTTTTGGGCTAATATCAATTGTCATTGCATCTTTGTCGTTTTCAGCCTTTTCTGCATCATCGCCAAACATCATTTTAAATACTTTATATCCACCCAATAATAGTGCAACTACTACTGCTCCTGGTAGAGCATATTGTTTTGCCATATCTACAACTTTGTTCAAATTTGGAACTTTGTCTAATGCTCCGCCTGCCATATCTTTTAATTCGTCAGCTGTTTGTACAACTTTGCCACCTACATCATCAATTGCAGTTTTGGCTTTATCTATTACTTCGCCAGCGCCATCAAGAGCATCACCTGCTTTACCAACAAGTTCTGCACCGCCTTTTACTGTATCAACTGCTCCTTTTGCTACGTCTACTGTTGCACTTGGATTAGCCGCCGCTACTGTGCCGACTCCTGCCTTGACTGGATTCTTAGCTGACCAACCTAATATGTTTTTTGCACCCTTTAGCATTCCTGGTAATACTCTAGGCCCAACTGTTCTTAGTGCCGCACCTGCCGCTGGTACTAGTAATCCTAGTAAGGGAAGTGCTTCTTGAAGATTTTGATCTTCAGCTGTAAGTTCATCAGTTCTTTTACCTAAAATCTTTTCTGCATTAAGTTTGCTCATTGTAGTTTTATATTTCTTACCTGCAAACATGAACTCTTTTTCGCCTTTTGATGCCGCATCGGCCGCACACTTAGCAAATTTTTCCCATAATGCCTGTTGCTCTTCTGATGTCATCATTTGTCTTTTTTGCGGTCCTTGTTCGTGTTTAGACTGTGCAATAATATCGTCCATCTTTTGAGCGTATGCTGTTTGCGGATCAATAACTTCGTTAGGTGCTCCCATATCGTCGTCATCGTCTGCGTGTACTTCATCCCACATTGCCGCAAAGGTAGGATATTTTTTAACAAACTCTTCTCTGCCCATTTCTTGTGCATCAATATGTACATCTGACATACCACCTTCTGCAACAATTTCTTCTGGTCCTAGTTCTTGAACTTTGTTTGCTTCTTTGACCAAGTTGTATACATAAGGAAATACACCTTTAAGTTCTTCGTTGAACTGTTTGATTGTAAGTTCATCAATCCAAGTGTTTGAAACATCTTCTGGAACTTCTTCTAGCACGGTTGTTTCGAAATTCTCAAATGCTTCTTTGTAATATGTTTTACGTTGTAGAGACTCAACTGTCTTTTTCACAGAGGCAAGTCTTTCATTTACAACGTCCATGTATCCTGCTAAACCTTCAGCCATTACACTTGAGCGATTCATGTATGTCTTAAATTTACGCAGTTTATTCATTTCTTCTGATAGTCCTACAATGTGCTTACCAAAGTCATCGTATGCATTTCCACCTTCACTTACATGCATAGCCATTGCTCTTGCACCATTCATATGTCTTAGTGGATATTTAAATCTTTCGCCGTCTGCACTTTCAATATAAATGCTGTGTACATTTTGTGTACGCCCTGCGGCATTTTCGTGGTTTACTGGCCCAGCGTGTTTTACAATTAATCTTGCTGATCCAATATCTTGGTAACTAGTTCTACTAGTTCCATACATCTTTGATTCGCTCATTTGTTTCTCCGTGCTTAGATATTCATAATCTCGTTTGTCTAAGTTTGATTTAGTTATGTCTCTTGTATCAAAATTTAACATTCTCTTTTTAGCAAACACTCTTAATTCTTTTAAGAGATCAAACCATTTACTTTTAAGTACATGTTCATCTTCTGAAAATAAGTCTTGACCATACATTACTGTGAGTGCATTTTCGTCAATACTTACACTAACTTTTTTACCGCTTGCAAAGTCAAATTCAAAGAATCTAGCTTCTTTTGGTTTGTTAGTTATTTCAGCAGATTCGTTTCCTACTGTAATGCTAGGAAAACGTCCACGTATCTTATTAAATAATTCGTCTGCAATAGTCTCAAGGTTTTTCATATTAATATTTATCAATAACCGCTAACAAATATAGGCATCGGCGGTTCGTACGATTCTTCTCCTTCTGCTTGTGTAAACGTATTATATATACGTGGATCCCAGTCTTTCATTACAGCCATCATTCTTAATGCAAGTAAAGTAGCACTAACCAAGTCATCATTAGCTCCCGGTTTTGCTCTAAAACTAGTACCTGTAGCAACATAATTCTTAAGTTCAGTAATTAATGGGCCACTGTTAATAGTTATCTTATTATTTTCAACCATAGTTTTTAAACGGCTACATGCTGTAATTTTAGTACCATGTGTAGTATTGAATCCTTTACGGAATTTACGTACATGTCCTTTACGCATAGGTTCACTTACAAACAGTCCAGGTATATTTTCTTCACCGAAGTCATTTATAACAATTAGTGCCGCTTCTCCAATACTATTATTTTCTACGCTCCAATATATGTTAGATCCAGTACCTTTACAACTATCTTGTATGTGTGTGCAAATATCTCTTAGTATTCTAATCTGTGCAGGTATAGGTGTTTCATTGTGTCGCCATTCTGCTACTTGCGTATAACTTGGAAGTTCATACACTTGTATTGCGGCATAATCTCCTCCAGTACCCATTGCTGGATCAAGTGCTACTGCATAATTTTGATCTGGATTTGGTTTTGCATACCAACGTGTCTGTCCCATATTCATTAAAGGATCTTTAGACTCCATTTGTGCAAGGTGAATACTGTTAATGAGTGTTTCATCATATACTAGAAATTCGCAACCGTATTCACGTCTAAACTTTTCTTCACCAATACGTCCAATTTCTTCAATCTTCCAGGCCTCATCTCTATCAGGATGTTCGTCCCAACCACAAGTAAATCCATGAAATCCGTTTTGTCCTACTTCTTGTTCGTTGCCATGTGAATCGTATTTGTTCTGAGATTCTTTCCAAATTACAGCAAAAGTATCTTCATCTGAGTTTGGTGTACTTGTTATAATTGCACGACCACCTGTTGCTAATGTAGGAGATATAGAAGTCCAAAATTCTTCTGCAATATTAGGATTAACAAACGCAAACTCATCACAGTATAGTAATGATATAGACATACCACGTCCTGTGTTGCCTGTAGTTGTTGCACTTAC